AATTTTATTGCATCATCTATATACCCAAGAAGTTTGTTTTTGATAAAATCTTTAATCTTATCATATAACGCTGCTAAACCAGCTCCTAACAAACCTAAAGCTCCAAGTAACCAATCTAATAAACCTCCTTTTTTAGCTTTTTGAGTTTCTTTACTAACTGTTGTTTGCACTGAACCAACAATTTTCTTTAAATCGTCTATAGCTTTTTTACCAAAGCTTTCTACTTCAACAGGGGCAGCTTTCTTAACTACTTGTTCAGGCTCAGTTTTAGCAGCCTCTTTTTTAGCGCCAGTACTTTGCTCAAGCTTGATAATTCTATCAAGCATTTTTGTGTTGACCTTAGTGAATAGATTAAGGGCGTCACTGATAGTAACGTCTGCCATCTATATATTTATCACATAATAAACAATTCTGGCCCTATTTCTAATTGCTTATCGTCTAGTTTTACCATCTCTACTTCAGCATCTCTTATAGTAGATACATAGTCAAACACGTTTCTTAGTTGAGTGGAATCAATAGCTTCTAAAATAGTGTATTTGTTTTTAATAGTCTGGTTAGAAAAATCTATAACCTGACTATTTTCATTAACAGTAATTTTGTTTATAAACTTGCAAAGTTCATTCACTAAAAGCTTACCTAATAACATCTTTTCATCTTTGAAATTAGTTATAATGAAGTTATTAAACTTATAATCGGTAGCAATATTAGGAACGGATAACTCAAAAGTAAATTTTTCGCTGACGACAGTCTTTTTAAGGTCTGGTAAATTTAATGTTCTGTTTCTTTCTAAGAGTTTTGCAACATCAAATCCTTCAAATAAAGGATTAATACTCTTTCTAAATGCAAGTATGATATTAATTCTATCTATAGTGTTAATATTAGATATATCACCCTTAGCTGACTGTTTAATAGTTTCAAAAATACTATTATAAAAATCTATTATACCAAAACTACTAGAAGTAATCTTATCAATGATATTTTTTTGTTGAGCTAAAGTAAGTGGAGTGAACTCCATTTCTGTCTTAGTGGAGGGTAAATAGACAGCCATTTTACTTTCTGTCTTTTTAAGTACTCCTAGTATATCATTCAGGCTTTGTTCACTCATATCAATAATTATACACTATTCAATTGAATCAACTTGTTTAGATTCTTTCTCTTTCTCTGCTACCTCTTTTAAGAACTGTTTTATCATCATGTTGCATTCAGGGAAAGACAGAACACTAAAATCTTGAACAGTAAAGTTTAAATTACGTCTTAATGAATATTCCAAATCATAAAAATTTTGCAAATCATATAAGAAAATTGATTTAATAAAATATAAACAAGACAGATCTAATAAAGATACATCATAGTCAAGATATTTTATCTTAAATTTAAAGTCACTAAACTGTGTTAATATACCTCTGTAAATTTCATGAAATGGAATTGCAGGTAAATCATCCAAAACTTTTCCTCTTTCACCATTGACACTCTCAAAACAATCAATTGTATTATCAATAACGTTATCTTCTGTTATAAACGTACTTGGTAAATTAAAGTAAAAGATATTACCATCTAACTCGTAAAAGTAACTGTTAATTTTGCGATTAAAAAAATGGAAGATGTCATCTAATGAATAATTTATTTTTGCATCACCGATAGAAAACTCTAACAATTTACCATGTATTAGTTCTCTATATTTTAATAATAATAAAAACTTATGCTGTATGTTTATATCGTTTTTATTGAGTATAATACTATCAAGTAGGCTTTCAAAAACGTTCTTTAAAATGCCAGGGTCGTCTGACATTAAATTTTTAACAAGGTTTCTATACTCTAAAAATGATATTTCCCTTAAACTGTATATATGAAACTATGTGTCATCTTTGAATAGGTGATATCCTAGGAAGAGAACCTTTACCTATTTTGGATATAATATCCGGTAATGGTATATAAAGATTGTCTTCTACAGTATACCTATCATATATAAAAGGAACATCATACGTTTCAACTTTTTCTACATCGTAAGTTAAGTTGCGTGTATCAACTTGAAGAGGAACACAGTCATAATATTTCCATATCTTTCTTGGTATTTGGGAAACATTCTGATATGATCTTGTATATTGTATGATTGTAATATTTGTCTTAATCGGGAATTGCCCTGGACGTGCTGCTACATACCCTCTATGCGCTGCTAATATAACCCATGGTCTCATTACAGCGTCAACAAATGATGTATTTGTTTCTCTAAATTGAAGAGTTAAAGGGTTGTTAGCAAAAGCTTCTCTATTGCCAAGAATACTACCTTGAATAAAACCTCTATTGTTAGTTATTGGAGCGTATTCTGCACCTAACTGTTCAGTTGGAATATTTACACCATCTAAAAATATACAACCAACAACACCTTGTAAAGGGTATGTTGTTAAAGCTGTTTTAGCTGCATCTATATTCCAACCTGAACCACCAAAAGATCCTTCTAACGTTTGTAAAATATTAGTATTAAGATCTACGGGAAAATTATCAAATAATGCTATAAATTGCGTTCTTAATGGAATGGATGTTATCCATGACTCCATTGTAGCAAGGAAATAGTCTCTAAAACTTACAAGAGGTACTCCAGGTACAGCAACATTAGATATAATCGTACTTGGTTGAGGTAAACCACCTGGTCTGCTTAAACCACCTACTGTAGCAAGACCTGTCGCAGCATTACCTAATGCATTTAGTATACCTGGCATTGAAATATTTAATCACAAAAAATGCCGTGCATTATCTGCACGGCATTAATTAACCATCAATTAATTAACCTGTCTTTCTCCAATAATGATAAGCAAGTGTTACGTCAAAGTTTTGAATATCACCAGATGATGTCATGTCGTAAGCTAAAGCTCCAACTTCTCTTATACTGACACCTACTAATTGATATTGTGCAATTTTAGTAAGCTGTTTATCTAATTGAACCAAATCAATAACTGCTGATTGCTTCGGTGTGAAGTAATTACCAGTGCTGGTTGCATCATTGAATGTATCATTAACAACAGCTAAGAACTTTTCTCTTAATAACTGTGCAGCATCAGCATAAAAATTGATTACGTATGCTTCACTGCCTGGGTATGTTGCAACACCAGGTATGTTGAAGTTAAGACCCATATATGGGGCTTGCACGTTAGTAATTGACTTGGCAGGTAATGCAGCTGTTCTTGCATATACAAGGTCATTTTCAGTAATAATTTGTGTGCTACCGTCACCGAAATTTATGTTGAGTACTCTAAAAAGATTTGTACGTGCGAAATCTTTTTGCTGTGCTTGTGTATAAAAATCTGAGATTGTTTGATTTACGTCTGCCATAAAAATATTTAATTACCCAAGTATCAATTGCTGGCTTGAAGAGTAGTTCTTATTATCTAAAAGGACGTTTTTAACTATTACATCATTCTTACCATACCAAACATTGTTGATTAGATATCCGACCGAGGTCACCTCTTGGATGACCCCGGAGCGTTCGTTAGAATCAAACGATGTTGTGAAGTATATAGTTTGGCCTTTTACCATATTATGATACTAGCTCTTGGAAGTTTGTGCCTGTGCGTGTAGCGTAGAAGTTTACTAGGATAAACTCTGCTGTACGTACTGGCTTTAGATAGATATCAACGACTAATTCGTTTTGATCGATTACAGCTGGTGTATTATTACGCTCATCACATACAATGAGATAATCATATAGACCTTCTGTATTCTTTGCATTTTCGAATATAGGTGTTAATGTGTTGACAACTCTTGTTCTTGTTAGTAATGTATTTGGTTCAAATACGAAATACTTTACAGTGTTAGCTGTAGACTTTTCAAGATTTAAGAATAGACGTCTTACGTTAATTCTATCAAAAGCACTTGGTTGTTTGAGGAACGTCTTTTGACCGTAAATTACGTAACCTTCATTCGGGAAGAACGTTACTGGATTTACTGGTATCTTATAGAGTTGATCTCTTTGCTTTTGATTTGGTGTAATTGCAAGTTGTGTGACACCTACAACATTACCTCTAGTAAAGCCTGCTGGTGCATACCATGGCTGGAATAATGCATCTGTAACCGCCATTGAGGCAGCTGCAAAACCAGAGAATGGTACCCAAACAAAGTCATTTAAGGTATTATCAAAAACCTTTACCCAATTACCGTATGTTGTAGCATAACTTGTGTTAATATTACCGGTAACATTTTTAATAGGAGTATAAACGTTAAGCGAGAAATTATTAAGATCGTTTTCAAGGATCGTTGTATTTGCACCTTGTACGAAAATATTTCTTGGTAAGTCTGCAATGTATAAGTGATCCATTCTCTTTAAGCCAGCGAATGAGACGTACTTGTTAGTTATAGCTTGATAGTTTGAGCTAAATGTCAGTGCAGATCCGATAACGTCTTCTGGATTTGTAAAATAAAGACCTGTTACTGCAGTAACGAATAATGTATCATCGAAGTACTTGTTAGTACTTGATAATGATGGTACGCTGTCGATCCATTGACTTACTGTAAATATAGTGCTCATACCAGCGTCAAGACTAATATCAAAGTCATATAGCTCAGTATTTTCAGCCATATTGAACATTCTATCTAATTTTTGATTAATAGAACCTAAGTCTTTAGTCTGGTTATTTGAGCTTTGATAAGTACCAACTGGGAATATACTATCAGCTCTATTTAAGTTGTTAAATGCATTGTTTAATGCTGCTGATAATAATCTTACAGCTGTATAAGCTGTAACATTATTTGTAATACCGTAAGCTGTTGAGAGACTGCTTAGTAATGTTACAACATTTGACGCTGAATAATCAGAACCGATTACTCTAACTGCATTTGTTGGTGTACCAAAACGATTGAGCCATGATTGACCATTTTCATGCGAAATAAATGGGTTTACAAGCATCGTAATGTTCGGTGATGTGTCTTCTCTAGTTTCAAGGAAGAAGCTTGTTGGCTTACCACCGTTTTGTGAATTAATTTCTCTCCAATAGTCAAGCGAGCCAACGTATCTTTCACTATAAGAGTAATCTAACTTTATCGTTGTAGGTGAAAATACTGATTGACTTAATTTAAACAGACCTACGATTAACGTATCATTAAACGTTGGTGTGTCAATATTAAATGTAGGTGTATCTGCTAATACCTGAGATATACTTGTACCATGGTCGCCGTATAGACCGTAACTTACCGGGTGATTATCAGATATAGACGATAGAGCGAAGTTTAATCTTGTTGTTGGTAACTGCGTATATCTTGAAGTACCGCCTGATGTTAGTGTCTGTGTAACTGTTTGAGCATCGTTTACAGCGGTAAAATCGTAAGCTGGGTTTACGTGAGTGTTGTCAGTTATGCCGAGATAATAACCTTCGTAATAATCATTAATGGTTGTTTGACCTTTGTTAAGAACAATTAAGCCAGCGCCGCCTAATGCAGCTAAATTAATACCCGCACCTGATTGACTTGTTAGAGACTGCAGGGTTGTTGGAGTACTGCTCCAAGTAAATCCGTTATTTTGTTGTAAAATACTATTATACTGATCTTGTGTTAGATCAAAGTGTACTGGTCGACCTAACAAGAATAGAACACCTGATTGAGATGCGCTATATGTTGTTGGGTTAGTTGCGTACGTTGAAGAAAGGGATGTGGATAGTAGTAAATTTTGGTCAAAGTTTACTGCTGTGCATGTATAAACTAATGCACTGTAAAAATTACCAAATCCGTTACCGCTACCAGCGCCGTAAGGTAATCTATATGTGAAAACCTGGGCTTGAGTATTAAATAGAGGAGCTGCTGAATGGTAGAAATATCTTTCAGCTGGTGTCGTTGGTGCACCATATATGCTTGTAAATTCACCGAGACTTGAAACTTGAATAATTTCGTCTGCTGGGCCTTGTGGGGCGAAACCTGCAAGAAACACTTTTGTACCTGTAGTTAATTGTGGGTTTCTACTTAAATCTATTTCTGTAATCTGTACACCGGGAGATTCAATTGTGCGAGCCATATATTATTATTTATGAATTTTAGGACAACTTTTATACCAGTTCGGCAAAGAACTGAGAAAAAGCAAACGTAAAAGACGATTCAATCTCGTCTGAATCTCTATAATTGTAGTCAATACTTTGTAACGAAACTGGAAATGCTTTAGTGTAGGTAAATTTTATAACGTTGTTATCGAATTCATCTTTACCGTATATGGTAAGATCTGTCTGATAAGATCTGGGTTGTAACGGTAAAGGTAATTTAACATTGTTTGGTTGGCTAGGTAAAATATCCTCTTCGTTATAAACAATATTTTTACTGCTACTTAAAAGATTTAGCCATTTATAGATAACCCAGTAATTGTTGAACCTATTGTCAACAGTAAAGTTAACTGTAATATTATCGTAAGGTGGTCTAGAATTAGATGATAGTTTATAGGTACCACCAGCAAAAGGGGCTTCTACCTCTGGTACTGATATAGTAGGTAATACAGAACCATAAACAGAAAATTGTAATGAATTTTCGTTAATAAGAACGTTAGATCTAACACCTGGGTTAGTATTATTAATGGGTTTTAATAAAGGCGGCAAATCTAATACCAACAGAAACTTATCTTTTCTGTTTTTATTAAACTGTGATTGGGTGATTGGGTCTGTTGTCATCTTTGAACGGGTTTAAATCCTTGTGATATCAACATCTCCATTTCTGTCATACCTACATTTCTATCTGACATTAATGCAGGTAAAGCAGAATTAGATCCGTCACTATCATTATATATAGAACCCGGGTTCGTATAATATTTAATACCGTAATCGAGATACTTTAATAATAGAGGCTTATTATTAGAGTCTACTTGAACTACTTCAAAATGTTTTTCTACTAATCCTTTTTCTAGAATAACTAACGCCCATACCAGAGCCATTACTCTATCATCATGGAAACCTGCACCTTTTCTTGCAGAATATGTACCGTTAGGATTACGAACAAAATGTTTAAATTCTTTTAAAAGAGCGATATCACGAATTTGAACTACCTCCATTTCATTTACCCAATAACGCATATTTTGCGTACCAGTATATTTTGTGTTCGTATGATTTATAATACCTAATTGATCACGTTGTCTTCCAACTTGAGCAGACCCCCAAGATACTATATTATCATAATCATGTATATGTCTTAAGTTATCTACTACTTGAGCACCGCAATTATTTCTTTCTATACAGACTAAAGGTCTACCCCATTGAATTAAAATGTCGTTCAACTTACCTGTAAAGTTGGAAGGTGATATTGTGTTGTTGTGATAACAAGCTACTTGTTTAATGCTAGTAAGATCAGTTATATCTAAAATCTGAATAACAGAAGCATCTTTGTCTACACCTTCTGCCACGTCTACCCCAGCTACATACATCCTATCATCTTTAGGTTCGTCCCAAACTTGATAATGTCCTTCATCCATTGTAAACGAAGGCTGTTTAGTATAAACTGAAAATCTTTCAAACTGTTCTTCATTAATAGAACTTTCTCCTGAATCTAGGAACACGCAATTAAACTCTTGATTGAATGCATCTACACTACCAATAGTTGCAATTGTTTCTTCTTTCCATTTTTGATCTCTACCTGGGATTTCATCCCAGAGAATTTTATCACACATCCACCCATTTCTATTTTGCTCAGCTCCAGTATATAAGCTATGAAAAAGATTTCCTGTACCATTAGCTGTTGATGCTATAAAAATTTTCGATTTTTTAGATGATGATACGATTGGATATACCGATTTCCAAAATTCTTCAACTAAATGCTGTTCAATAAAAGCTAACTCATCTAAAATTAATACATTTATGGATTGACCTCTTGCAGCAGTTCCTGTTGTAGTTGATATACCAATTCTACAACCGTTTGCTAAACTCATAGACGTTTTACCGTATTCTTTAACACCTGGTTTCAACCAATTTGGTAATTCTTCATACGCTAGTCTTATACGTCTAAAGATTTCTATTGCTGTACCTTCTTTATTTGCTACTATTAATATAGATTGGTCTTGTTGAAAGCAAGCCACCCATAACGCGTAAATCGTCATTAACGTTGTTTTACCAATCTGTCTACTCGCTAATAATATAAAAAAGCGATTATCACGCATTTTACGTAATACACGTTTTTGACATAAATGCAGATCAATTGTTTGTTTGCCTTCATCAAGAGATACTATATAAAAAAAGTTTTCGGCAAAATAGAGTATGTTTTGGGCACACTTTTTAATGTCCCTGACCATTTCAGTTGTATATTCAAACTGAGAGTCTACAGTTGGTAGGTTAGGGTTGTTTAGGTAGTTTTGTTTGTTTTTAAGCAAGGGCGATATAAATATTTACATGTCAAGATCAAAGAATCTATTAGAGATATGGGACCTATACTCCAAGCAAATTATAAGCGAGAAAAAAGCTCCTAAAATGGCAAAGCCAGGTCCTGGTGCAAAAGACATTAACGATATGAAGGCTCGTAGCGTAGCCGATAAAAATAAATCAGGCCCGGAAGGCGCTGGCAACTTTGATGGTCCTGCATATAAAAAGAACATCGATGATCCAAAAACGATGACTGAAAAAGAGAAGAAAGAAAGACCATACGTTAGTCACCTAAACGTGACTGAGGAAAATTTTAATACAAATATGGAAAAAATAACAAAAACAGCAATAAATAATAATATGAAATCTACTTTTGATAAACTATTCGAAGAAGTTATGGGCAGTGAAGATGCACAAGATTTAGCAGCTCTCGGCATTGATGCCGGTGCTGATGAAGGTGCCGGTGAGATGGAAGGCGAAGTAACAGTAACATTATCACCTGAGCATGTAAGTGCTTTAAAAGCTATTTTAGCTCAAATTGAAGGTGGCGCAGAAGAAAATCTAGGTGATGAAACAACACCAGATGACGACATGCTGTAGATGCAGGTTCAGACGTTCCTGATACAGCTGGTCTACATTTAACAAAGATCTCAGCTGGTAGTAATAAAGTAGGCGACAAGACAGCCAAGTTAGCCGGTAAAGGTAAAGCAGATTCAAAAGTAACTGGTAAAGTTGATGCCGGTTCAGATGTACCAGATTCACATGGTCTAGGTATGACAAAGGTAGGTAGCGGAAGTAACGTAGTAAAGAGTAAGTTAAAAGCTGGTGCAGAAGCATTCGGCATTCCGTAATAGATAAAAAAAAGTAGATTAATTAAAAGCCTGCAGCAATGCAGGCTTTTCTTTTTGATTAAATATTTTCGTGGATCTATTCAAAGACTTTTTTAAAAGCTCGGTAAGTAAAAGACACCGCAAACCTATATTAGGTGGTACAGATCTAACGAGAAAACACGTTAATGTGGTGCCTGCTAAGTATAAAAAAAATAATAAGTTAAACCAAAAGATAGAGTTACTTAAAAAACGTCCTGGTAGATTTTTCTGTGATCAAAAAGATTTAGACTATATTAAATCAAACTTTTTACATGGTAAACAACCTAACCCACAAGAACATAAAATACTTGGAGGTAAAATGAATATTAATTTTTACCACGATAAAAATTCAGGTAAATGGGTAATTGAAAAACTCTAATGTACGTTGATAGAAACAGTTGCTTTCCTGGTATAGTAGATTCAGATCAAACCTGCTATAGGTATCTGGATAAGAATGTTATTGGTAACGAAGAATATCTTTACAGTAACTATTATAGAGAACAAATTGCAGTGTATGGGACGAAGATAACATATTACGTAAACAATTATAACGTTTTAAGTGCAGATAATTTTTACGGTGAAGATCCAACAAGACGTTTTGCACCAGGTATTGAAGTTACAGCTATTGTTGAATTATCTGAAAACGCTAATACATTATCTAAGTTTGGTTTTCAAGCAGATGATGAAATTACAATCTATATGCACCTATCTGCCTTTTATGATGCATTTAGATATGCGGGTTTGCAACGTTTAGATTCAACTCAAGGTACCAATAATAATATTGAAACGCAAGGTGGTATAGGGTTAAGAACGGAAGAACCATCTACATATGAAACACAGTTCAATCAAATACAACCTAAGTCGGGAGACGTTTTTGTATTAACTGAATATGGTAAAGGTAGGCCCGGTGATAGAAGTGGTAAACAATTTGAAGTTACAGAAATTTTAGATGAAGATATTTCAAGAACCAATCCTTTAGGTGGTCACTATGTCTGGATTATCAAAGGTAAAAGATTTGAATACAGCTTTGAACCTGGTCTTAAGGATGAAAAGGGTGATAACCAGGTTATGGACAACTCATTTAGTGGTATATTGTCAGGTGGTACACAACCAGTATCACCTGCAAAGAAATATGATGAGCAAAATGCTGCTAATAACCCACTTCTTTCTATCAACGACGTTAGCGCAGCTAAAGTGTTCAATATGCCAGCTAACAACAATACTGACGTTTACGGTACGTACTAAAATGTAATTAAATAATGTAATGTTATTGTTAGCAATAATATTACTAATAACGTCGTTAGCGATTGCAGGTATAGCTGGTTATTTCAGTATAATTGGTTTATCTTTATTATTCGTCGGTTCAGGGTTATCAATTATAGTGATGGGCGCAGCTTTAGAGGTTGGTAAATTAGTTGCGGTAACTGCTTTACATCATCTTTGGAAGAAGTTAAATTTTTTACTTAAAACGTATCTGTTTTTAGCATCGTTTATTTTAAGTGTAATAACGTCTATAGGTATATATGGTTATTTGAGTAACGGGTATAATGCAACATCCATAAAAGTAAGAGCATTAGAACAGAATAAAAATTTAGCAGTACAAAAAATAAATGAGTTAAAAACAACCAATGATGTTTTAACTAATGAAAAGCCATCAACTAAATTAACAGACGATACTACTAAAGAAAACGCTGATTTTGCTAAACAACAAATAGAGTTAATAGGAAAAAAAGAACTAAGAATACAAGAGATAAGAAACAGTATAGATTCTGAAAGAAAAAAATCTATTGAAGAACAAAATAATGCTAAATTAGTATTAGATTCAGAAATTCAAAAAGAACTTCAACAGATTACCCTATTCAATAATAGACTCCAAATACTTGACAAGGAAGTACAGGTGTGGATGGATCAAGGTACCGGTGGTTTGTTCAAACAAAACGGTTTAGAAAAAGCTAGACAGGTAAAAGAGTCACAGCAAAAAGAAAGAGATGCTATCGATTATCAAATAAAGAACGCTCAAATACGTATAGATGTATTAAGAACAAATTACACAAACACGTTGCAGGAAATACAAAAAACTGTATCTGAAAAAACTAAAATATCAGAATCTAACATACAAAAAATAGAACAAGAGATAGCTGTAGACAAACAAGCTATTATAGATAATCAAAAAAAATCACAAACCGTTGCTTTAGATCAGACAACTAAAGCAGAAG